GGCTTTGATTTGATCTAAGGGTAGGGGGGAGTTTTCCCTATATGCTCTGAGTCTCTAAATCCTTATTAAAAAAATTATTTAAAAAATAATATTGTTTTAAATATTTTTATATACCTTTGTACCCATAATTATAGTTATTGTAAACTATAGCTAAACTAAGAATAATGGGACAAGAAGATTGGAAGACAAATTTCTACTGCACGGAAACAGTAGTAAATTATAACATTCTGGGTAGAACAGAAGCATATGAATGGGTACACGAGCATAACATAAAAGTTACTTACTGGAAGGAGCTGGAAGATGGTACTCCTAGAAGAATATGGAAATTACGAGATCCTGAAGGAGCAACGTGCGGTCTGTTATACACAGCTATGGGGGACGGAGGACAAAAAAGTAAAGATGATTATTTAAAAGATCTATTTGATTTCATGGAAACTAATGTCCCTAGACATGAATGGAATGCTCCAGACAAAACAAAAACCCCCCGTACAGCGTATTATTCGGGGGCTAAAAATATCGCGGGATAGAGTAATGGTAACTCGCCAGTTTCATTAGCTGGATCCGGAGGTTCGATTCCTTCTCCCGCTACTAATATAAATAAAAAACGAAGATAATGGCAACAACAGAACTAACAAGAATGGATACCTCAATTAGGATTGGAGGACAAAACAGATTGGGATGTGGGCATATAGTAGTAGCTGCAGCAGCCACTCAAACAGGAGATTTTGTAGCAGTACAAAATATTTGGCCTGGTGCAGATACAGCATTAACTGGTATAGTTGGAGATTCAGGAACTAGTCTTACTCTCCCAAAGGAAATGATCGGAGATATAGTTTATATGAATTTTACAGCGATAACAACAAGTAGAGACGTATTAGTTTACCACAGATGCAGATAGCATGAATAATGAAAAAGATTTAATACTTTTACTAGCTGAAGAATATAATTTACCTGAGTTTGTTGTAGAAAGTATAGTTAAGTCACAATTTAAATTTGTTAGGGATAAAATGGAAGAGGGAAATTGTGCAAAAGTACGGTTACATCATTTTGGAGTTTTTAAAGTAAAGCCAAAAAGATTGTATATAATAAATGAAAACACTAATAAATAAAAATAAAACATAATGAGCACATTAACAGTAGGACTAACATTAACTCATCCAGCAGGAGATATTGCAACAGATCCTTTAGCTATGTCATTGACTGATAATTTAACAGTAACAACTCCTAATAATGGAGTGTCTAGGCTAACAGCACTTACAGCATCACCCACAGAAATATTAACTGTAGCAGCTGCAGCAACAACATATGTATATCTTAAAAATACAGATTCTACAAATATTGTTGTGGTTCAAACAGCTGGAGCAGTATCATATTTAGATTTAAACCCAGACGAATTTGCTTTTCTTCCTTTAAAAGGTGCAGTAGGTCTGTCAGTACAAGCAGCAGGAGGTAACTGTGTTGTAGAATATGGATTCTGGACTAAAGGATAATAATTAAAATATTATATAATGCCTATACCAACAGCCGATGAACTATCAGAACACCTAACCATCATTGCTCAAGAAAAGCATCGTATGCAACCCTGGTTAAAAAAAGCGATAGCAGACAAGAATGAAAAAGCAATCTATACGTATGAAAATAAAATTGCAAACATAACACAGGAAGAGAATGATTTGGCTGCGGGGATTTTTACATTTACTAATTCTATGCCAGGAACCAACTGGACGACGATGTTACTTAATCCTTGGGGTGGCTTTTAATGGCTAATAAGAAGAAAAATAAGACGGAGGGGTTAGGTGATCATAGGTCTCCCCCTAATGATAGGCCATGGACTATCCCAGACTTTCCAGGGTTACCCGGCGGATTAAGAGTAAGTACTAAAGTGATACGAGATAAATTTCAAGACTTATTAGATTTATTTAGACCCCAGAAAGATAGTGGCAAAATATTACATACAAATTTTGATAGTGAGGTAAGACTTACTAAAGATAATCCCTTAGCAACAGACTTACCTATAAACGCTATTGGTTTACGAGAGGTTAATATTACCAATATTAGCGATAAAGAGTGGGAAGCAAAATATAAAAGTAAGGCTCCCTCTATGGCACGTAATATAAATCATATGGACAAGACTAAGACTCTAGTTGATAAGGAAAAATTATATAACAGTCTATCTAAACCAACCACCTCTGTTACTGATAAAGTAATTAGTGTTCTTTTTGTAGATGGAAACAATGAAATATTTGCAGAAACTATAGATAGAGTTCAACATAACACATTATTTCCTGCTGCAGATTCTATAACTTCTGGAACTTTTCCTACAACATTTTCAGCAACTGGTACATTAATTCCTCCCCCTCTGGATATAACTTGTATGCATTGCCCAGTTCAACTTATCCCGTGGTTAACCGCTCATCCATGGAATCAACCTCAGTTAGCATGGTTAAATAGTATAACAGGAGGAAATTGTATGGGTTCAGCTACATTCCAAACTTTTATGATCCAGGGTATATATTTTTATATAGATTGGGTTTCTAAAAATATGCCCGCTGTAGAGGTACATGAGTTAAGATTTGGAGGAATGCAAACATTTGCTACAACTCCAAATGCATCGCCTTACTGCCTAGTAGAGGATCCAAATGATCCAGGTATGTATGCTTTTCAGGCCCGAATAAACTTTATGACAATACTGGGATCATGTACAAGTCTAAACGGCCCCTTGGTAATACATCCCCTGGACCCAACAAATGGTGGTTTATATTATACAGTATGGACAGACTTAATGGATGATTTAATTGCTGGAGGATATTATATAGGAACTAATTCAGATTCTTATGAGATGTTAAATGCTCAAACTGGTATTGTACTTGGGTATGAATGGTTTGCTTGCGATGATACATATTGTAATGGCGCACCACCACCGCTATGTCCAACATGGGCGGGATACTCTTGTAATAGCCAGTTCTGCCAGAATTGTCAGAATGCAAGTGCAAATTGTGGAGGAAATAATGCAGATGGAAAAATAGGATGGGAATTAACTTGTGGAGGAGGTGGTTGTAATACTGGAGCAAATTCTTCGTTTGATTGGAATGTAACAGACGGAGGTGGAAATATTGTAACAGCAGGGATCAAAGATGGTGTAGCCGGAACTTCTATTATCACAGTGGGTGCAGGAGCACCTCCTACCCCTAATAGTAGTTTTAGTTTAGCGTGCTGGATAAGTTCGAATCATCTCCCAGGTAATTATGTTTGTCATATAACAAACTTTACAGGAGGAGGTAATACTTATCCTGATATTAATATAAATGGGCAAGTATTAGGAAATACTCCATTTAACTGTATACCAACAAGCCCAACTTATGATCCTAGCTGCTGTATCCCAAGTTGGAATTGTACACCGGGATGTGATTGTATTGATCCAGGTGATGGATCAGGTACTTATGCTAATTATAATATATGTATGCAAAATTGTATTTGTCCAACTTGGGATTGTATTTCTCCAGGTAATTGTGTAGATCCCTTAGACGGGAGCGGAGATTTTACAGGACCAACCGGTGAGGCTGATTGTAATTTAGCATGTCCGCCTTTACCACCACCACCAAATGAACCCGAACCAGAAGTTATTGATTGTAATACCTTCATTAAACCTTGTGACGAACATTGATATGGCATTATTTGATTTAAAAAATGGACACATAGTTCTTAATCCAGAATCCTTAGCTTTACCAGGATTCAGAGAAATATGGAAAAAAGATAAAACGAAAGGAAAGGAGAAAGCAACACAGGAAATATCATACATTTATTTTATGTGTGATTATAATAGTCCGTATGCAGTGTATCCAAATATAAAAAGGAGAGAGGTAATTGCAAAAGATTATATGCAAGATGAGAAGTGGGTAGAGACAGAAGATGTTAAAGTAGCTGTTAAAAGATATTTAGACTTTCAAGAAACTCATACTATGAGATTGATGAGAGCAGCTAAAGGAGCTTCAGATAAGTTAGCTGGATACTTTGAAACTATAGATTTTCTTAAGGTTGATGATAATGGTAAACCTATATACACAGCAAAAGATGTAGCTGTTAATTTAGAAAAAGTTGGAAATATTGTAGATAGTCTAGATAAACTAGAAACTAGAATTAAAAAAGAAGTAAGAACAGACTCTCGTGTCCGCGGTGGAGGTGAGATAGGAATGTATGAACGTTAAAAAAAATAAAATTATGGGATGTGGATGTAGTAAAAACAAAGGGACCCAAGTCCCATTAGCAAATCCAAATAGAGGATTTGTACCAGAGAAGGCTGTTACAAATGTAGTGCCAACGGAAGAAGGAAAATCTATAGTAATAGATCCCCGTCCTAACGTTAGCTCTGTGAAGAACTCAGTAACAGCTCACCCCTTAACAGATGAAGAGATAAAAAAAAGGGAGCAGTTACAAAAATCTACTGAACCAGGACTTTTGAAAAAAGCGCTAAGTTTAGGAGAAGCTATAGTAGATCATGTAGTAGATGGCTTAAAGAAAACTACGAAAGAAGAACTGTCTCTACGGTTAAGCCTTTGCGATGAGTGTCATCACAAGACAAGTAAAAATATTTGTAATTTATGCGGATGCGGTATTAATTCTAAAGCTGGATGGAGAAGTTCGGAATGCCCAGATGCTAGATGGCCAACCCTTAAAGAACAGTAAGATGGCAATAACAAGAAAACAGTTAATAACTAGTTATGGCTTTCGGACTGTTAAAGAAAATAAAAGGTTATTAACACGGAGAGTAGGAGGTGAAGATACGATAGATGTCTACGGTAATGTATTATTTTACCACGGGAAAGCAATACTAACCTTAGAATGGATGCCTGTAGAAATGTTTTCTAGGTATTTAGAAAAAATGATTAACAGTATAAAAAAGAAAAATTATGGCAGATCAACTGTATGATACTGAGATTTTAGATAATGCAATGAATCATGCGTATAGTATTTTAACTGGGGAAACTACATTTGAAATGCTTATGGATATACATGATGAAGTCCCCTTACCTTTTAATATTCAGGAAGAAAGTCCTGATTATGACGGAATGATTGAATATTTTATAGAGACTGAAGAATATGAAAAGTGTGAGGTGTTATTAAAATTAAAAAAAGAATCTGTATGAAAAAACGAAACCAAGAATGGTTAGCATGGAAAATATTTCTACTTTATATAGCTATAATACTAGGTATATTGTTAGTAGAGGTGTACGTATAATTAATTTAAAAAATAAAACAATGAACAAAATATATCAATTTTTAGGAGGACGTAAAATGACTTTAGCAATTTTACTATTTATAGTAGCTACTATTCTTTTATGGGTAGGTAAATCAAACTTTGCAGGATGGAGTAATTTAATAATATGGGTTTTTGGAACATACGCTGTAGGGAATGTAGGTGAACATTTATCACCACATTTGGACTCTTCGTTCTCCGAAAAAAAAGAGGAGTGCAAATGCAAATAACCAAGCTAAGTGATCACGTTAGTGCTAAAGAAGGAACTTATAGCAGAACAGCTATAAGAAAAGGGATTAAGAATGATCCTCCGCCCGAAGCTCTAAACTGTATGATTAATATTTCTGAGCTACTCTTTGAACCTTTACGAGAATATGTTGGAGGCCCTATTAAAATTACTAGTTTTTATAGATGTAAAAAACTAAATACAACTATTGGAGGATCAAGAACTTCGCAGCATATAAAGGGCCAAGCTATGGATATAGATGATACATTTGGCTGTAAGACTAATGCTGAGATGTATCATTATATTAAAGGTCATTTAGAATTCGATCAGCTGATATGGGAATTTGGAGATGATAATAATCCTGACTGGCTACATGTAAGTTTTGTAACTCATAGAAAAAATAGAAAGAGGCTCACTGTAGCGTATAGAGATGAGGAAGGAAAAACTCGTTATATGCATACAGCTAAACATACAACATTAACAGGGGGGCTATCACCTGATACAGGACCAAGAGCATGAAATGGATAGGACAACATATCTGGGATTTAATATCTAGGTTTAGGTATTATGTGTATATAGAGAAAGCAGATGTTTCTACATCTGTTAAAGCTCTTGTTATTGATGAAGACGGTAAGGTAGGAACTAATTCTGCCTTCACTCTTAGTGGAGTTACTTCAGTAACTGTTGGGCCAGCCGGTGCATCATCAGGAGTAGTAACTACTATAACTCCTAATGTAGGATCAGTAATAGTTACTCCTAATGTTTATGGAGGAACAACTAAAGTAGGACATGTTCCTGCGGGAGGGCTTGCTACTACTTTTCTGAGGGGAGATGGAACATGGGTTACTCCTACTAATACTACATATCTTGCAGCTACTACTACTACATTAGGACTAGTGAAACTATGGGATAACACAGTTCAAGCGGTAGCTGCAACTGCTGCTAGCGCTACTCCTGGCCGAACATATGGAGTACAGTTTAATGCTTCTGATCAGGCAGTTGTTAATGTTCCTTGGACAGATACTCTAGGTGTTAGATCTTTTAGTAATTCTAACGGAGTTTTTGTTTCTAATTCTATTGTTAATACGGCAGCAACCGGAGATGTAGATATCGGGCGAGTAGATTTATCAGCAACAGGATTGAGTGCTGTACCAACTATTTCTGTAACACAATTTTTAAGAGGCGATAATACATGGGCTGTACCTAATTATACTATTGTAAATACTTTTTCTAATACATTTGGAACTTATATTGGTGGAAATAATAATGCATTAGGAACGGGTAATGTTACTTTAGGAACTGTAGATTTAAATGCAGTAGATGGAACGTCTGATGCAACTACTAGATTTTTAAGCAAGGATAACACATGGGACGTACCTACATATTCTCCAGGAACAGTAACTAGTGTAGGTGTTGCAGTAGGAACAGGAATTAGTGTTGCAATGAACTCTGGTTCTAATCCTATAACATCAGCTGGAGAATTCCTATTAACAAATACGGGTGTAACCTCTAATGTTGCAGGTACAGGAATTAGTGTAAGTGGTGCAACAGGAGCTGTGACTATAGGAAATACGGGAGTTACTTCTATTGTAGCAGGAACTAATATATCCGTAAGTGGGGCAACAGGTGCTGTAACGGTGAATTCAACTGATCAATATGTAGGTACAGTAACAAATGTTTCTTCAACTAATACAAATATTTTAACTGTAGCTGATCCTACTACAACTCCAGCACTAACCCCTGTAATGGGTTCGGTTACTGATGGATCAACTGGCCTTGTTACAGGGGGACAAGTTGTTACTGCCATTGAAGCCAGATATACATTTTCATATTTTTCTTATGCTTTTAGGTGTTCTCTTACAAATGATGGTACTACAGAATACTGGTTTTTTCCAAGCGATGATGGGATAACACTTCACACATGGACGAATAGAGATGTTGGAACTGCAGCACCAAGTGCTATTGCTCTTGCTACTACTATAACTGTAGATAGGTATTCTTTTCAATCAGGTATATTTATACCACAAACTTGCGAATTCGCTGGTTTTTATGGGACGGTTAGAATGTCTAATAACGCACCAAATTCTGCACATCCGGTAATTGCTATGTTTTATAATGCACCTATACCTAATGGTTCTACTACTAGTATTACTCCTACATGTATTGCATTTGATACTACAGGAGGATCAGGGAATAGACTTAATAGAATGAATGTGGTAGAGTCTAACCAGGAATCTACTGTAGTAGCTGGAGGTCTTATATTTCCAGCTTTTGGCCAGGATGTAGCATTAACATCAACAGGAGTTGCGCGAGGACAAATTACACTTAAATTTAAAACCTTAATACCATAAAATGGAAACACAATACGAAGTAATAAATATAACAAGTAATACAGCAACGCGAATATGCTATCCACAAAATAATTTTACTCGGATACTTATTACAAATACTTGGGCTGTATTTGTAAGGATTGATTTGTATGTAGAAGACGCGGCTTTGATGCCTAATGCAGGGACTAAGTATTTTATTTTAAACCAAGTAATTATACCTCCAGGAGCATCTTTAGAGATAGGGGAAAAGGGAGTACCTTATTTTGTAGATAATCCTCGAGAGTTATTTATACAATCTTCAAGTGTAACAGGTAATGTAACCTTACTAATAAGACAATGAATCATTTCCATATAGTACCATCTTTTGTAAATACTAGAGAGTTTTCTCCGGAGGCTAAGAGCTTTATAAAGAATGGATATTATACTAACTCGCCTCCGGGTACATATGCGTATAGAGAATATTGGGATGAACAGACAAAACGTTGTATGGAAGGATTTAGTTTGGGAGGCGTAAGAATTACAGGGGCACATTACTTCTATTTAAATTTCACACAAATTAAAGCAACAGTTAAACAGGGAAAAATAGAAAGAAAGATTTTAACATTTCCAAGCTTTTTAGATATGGATTATTATTACTTCATGGAATGTGAGTTAGCTAGAGAAAATGGTCAAGGAGTTATTGTAGCAAAAGCACGGAGAAAGGGATTCTCGTATAAGAATGGCGCTCTATGTGTGTATCAATATAATTTTTACAGAGATTCTACAAGTATAATTGGAGCATATTTACAAGCTTACTCAGGAGCTACTATGAGTATGGCATTTGAAATGTTAAACTTTATAAATAAATATACTGCGTGGGGAAAACGTAGAAATCCAGATAGAAGAGATTTTGTTAAGGCTAGGTTTAAAGAAGTGGTAGACGGTAAAGAAGTATGGAATGGATATAATAGTGAGATATTTACATTAACATTTAAAGATAACTTTTCTGCGGCTATTGGTAAAACAGCAGATTTAATGTTATTTGAAGAAGCTGGAAAATTCCCCAACTTAATAAATGCATATATGGTAACAGCTCCAGTATTTAGAGATGGTAATGTTATGATTGGTATGCCATTAATATTTGGAACAGGAGGAGATATGGATGGAGGATCAAATGATTTTGCCGAAATGTTTTATAACCCAGAAAAATATTGGTTAAGACCATATGAAAATATATATGATGAAGGGGGAGCCGGAACAAATTGCGGATTCTTTATTGATGATATGTGGTATAAGCCCGGAAAGGTAACCCTGCTAGATACAGGTGAAGTTGTAAGCATGGTTGATGGAGAGGGTAATTCTAATAGAAAAGCTGCTGAAGCTTTCTTAGATCAGGAACGTAGTATTATTAAAACTACAGACTCAAGATCTACATGGGAAAAATATATTACTCAATCTCCAAAAACACCAAGAGAAGCTTTCTTAAAAACAAGTGGAAATATATTTCCTACTATCGAACTAAATTCGTGGCTTTCTGAAATTGAGGTTACAAAGAAAGCCCAAGATCTAGCTATGATTGGAGAATTTTATTGGGAAAAAGATAAAGTGAGATGGACTCCTAATCTTGATTTAAAACCTATCATAAAGTTTCCACTAAAACCGACTGAAGATAAAACAGGATGTGTTGTTATTTGGGAACATCCCTATAGAGATGCATCAGATGAAACTCCATTTGGATTATACATTGCAGGAACTGACCCTTATGACCAAGACACCTCAACGACTAATTCGTTAGGCAGTACTTTTATTTATAAGACCTTTCAGAAGTTTGATAAAACGTATAGCCTGCCGGTAGCAGAGTATACAGGTAGACCAGAAACAGCCAAAGAATATTATGAGACCATAAGAAAATTACTTACATATTATAATGCACAAACCTTATATGAGAATAATTTAAAAGGTTTAAAAATATATTTTGAACAGAAAAAATGTTTACACCTATTAAAAGCTCAACCAGGTATATTAAAAGATATAGTAAACAGATCAACCGTGGCTCGGGGATATGGTGTACATATGAGTGAACCTATTAAAGTACAAGCTGAAATTTATTTAAGGGATTGGCTATTAGAAAAACGAGCAGATACAGAAGAAGGAGACCAATTAAATCTACATTCAATTTTATCTATACCTCTATTAAAAGAGTTAATTGCTTATGATAAACACGGAAACTTTGATCGTGCTATTGCTTTTATGTTATGCATTTTACATTCACATGAAAATTATCAGATTGACTTAGAAGCGCAGTTTGATTACGGCGTAGGAGATAAATTCTGGAGAACTTCACACTTTAAAAAGAGAAAAATGAGTTTTTAACTAGATAATCAAAAGAAATTCTCTACTTTTGCATCTTAATATTATAAAATAATGAATACAGGACAAGAATCATATATCTTAGGAGACTTACCCAGACAAAGAGTATCACGTTCCCAGAAAGGGAAGAAGTGGGCTAGGACTTGTATAGATGAATTAGAAAAAATAACATATGGAGATGTTAATTATAACGGAAGATCTTCTAGAGTAAAGAAACAGGTTAACTATGATCTATTTAATGGTAAGCTGAACCAGGGTGATTTTTCATATGTGCTAAATCCTTTCGGAGTGGAAGAGTCAAACTTTCCTGCACAAATGCAGCATTATGATATTATCTCACCAAAGATTCAGCTTCTTATGGGAGAAGAAATAAAAAGACCTTTTAATTTTAAAGTAGTCTCTCATGATCCAGATGCTATCTCTAAACTAGAAGAAAAGAAAAAAGAAATGTTATTAGAGTATTTATACTCTGTAGTAGTTAGCCCCCAAGAGGCGGCCGAACAACAAGCACAGATGCAACAAGCTGCAGCCGCAGATCCTGAGAAAGCTGCAGCCATGCAACCACAGACTCCAGCTCAGATTGAAAAGTATATAAATTACGAGTATCAAGATATTAGAGAAATAACTGCTCAACGTATTTTAGAATATTTAGTACGAGAGGATGATCTACAAGAAAAATTTAATAGAGGTTTTAAAGACGCATTGATAGCTGGAGAAGAAATATACTGGGTCGGTGATATATCTGGAAATCCTACAGTACGGGTATGCAATCCTTTAGATGTACGTGTTATACTGGATCCAGATTCTCCATGGATTGATGAGTCTCAAGCTGTGATCGAAGAAAGATGGTTAACCTTATCTACCGTACTTGATGAGTATTATGAATATTTAGAACCGGGAGAGATAGACAGGTTAGAAAATGGAATGACTGGTACAGATCCTAGTGAGAAAGGAGGGTTAAATTATCCTTATAATGAGTTTAATATTATAAACTATTCTAATGTACTAGATACTGTTGGGAGTGGGGTTTATGATCCAGGATCAATTAGATCCTATAGACGTAACGGGATGGTTAGAGTTTTACAGGTTGAATGGAAATCTATGAGGAAAATAGGTATAGTAACTTATACAGATGAGTCAGGAACAAAGCAGGAAGATATAGTAGATGAAATTTTTGAGATTCCGGATTATGCTGAAAAGAAAGGAAAGAAGTGGTTATTTGATGGGGTTGAATTACGTTGGTACTGGATCAGTGAGTATTGGGAGGGTACAAAGATTGCTGAGAGTATTTACTGTAATGTAAAACCAAAACTAAATCAACGAAGAGATCTCTCTAACCCAAGTGATGTAAAATCTGGTTATGTTGGATTTATTTATAACGAAAGAAATTCTGAATCTATTTCTTTAATAGATAGAATGAAACCTTTCCAATACCTATATAATATTATTTACTACAGAACAGAATTAGCAATAGCTAAATCTAAAGGTAAGGTTGCTCTTATGGATATATCTCAAATACCATCATCAGAAGGATGGGATGTTTCTAAATGGATGTACTATTTAGAATCGATGGGAGTTATGTTTATTAATTCTAGGGAAGAAGGAAATAGATCTCAACAAGCTCCAGCTTTTAATCAGTTTCAAAGTATTGATTTATCAATGGGAAATTATATTAATACCCATGTACAATTATTAGATAATATTAAAACTGAACTTGGAGAACTCTCTGGGGTTAGTAGACAACGTCAGGGTCAAGTACAAACCTCAGAGTTAGTAGGAAATACTGAGAGAGCTGTAACACAATCTTCGCATATAACAGAATATTGGTTTTACTCACATAATGAATGTAAGAAAAAAGTTTTAACTGCATTAATCGATGTTGCTAAAATGGCTTATAGAGATGGTAAGAAAATTCAGTATATAGCTGATGATATGTCAAGAACATTTTTAAATGTAGAACCAGAAGATTTTACAAATTCTAGTTATGGAATTTTTGTTTCAAACTCAGCGAAAGATGATAAGGCTTTAGATACATTAAAATCGTTAGCGCAAGCAGCTCTCCAAGCAGGAGTAGTTTCTTTCACAGATGTTGCAAGTATATTACAATCTGAATCTATTACTAAAGTTAGAAAGATGTTAGAATCATCTCAAGCTGAATTAGAAAAGAAACAAGCAGAAGCACAACAGTCAGAACAACAGGCACAGCAACAAGTGGCACAAGCCGAAACAGAAAAAGAAATGGCTAAGGAAGAACGAGAAGATGAACGTAATACTATGGATAATGAGACTAAAATTAAAGTTGCCATGATAAACGCAGAAGCTCGACTGATCGATGCAGATGATAATAATGATGGGTATGTAGATCGAAAAGAAGCAGCAGCTGGAGTAGAAGAGGCTAGTGATAATGCAAAAGAAATGCTAGAAAGACAAAAGATGCAAAGTCAATTAGGATTAAAAAAAGAAGAATTAAAAGAAAAGCAACGTTCAAATAAAGCGAATGAATCTATAAAACGTAAAGCTGCTAATTCTAAACCTAAGTCAAATGGATAAAGATTTTATAACTTCGTATTTAAAGGATCTCGATACAAGCTTATATGGTTCTCCACTTCAACGTGCCTACGGTGGAGCTCCCAAAAAATATAATCATGGGGGCGAACATTTACCTGTAGCAGAATCAGACGCTACTAATGTAGCCCCTGTAATTACTCCAGAAATATTACCTTGGGAGAATACAGGAATGCCAGAAGATTTATATAATGCACTTAATACAGAACCAAATCCAGGAATTGTTTATAACCCTTTAATAGGAAATAATCCTAATAAGCAGTGGATTTCAGGAGCAGCTAATCAAAATAATTCTAGTAATACGTTAAAACAAAAAACTCAAGATTATAATGAAGCTTGGATTTCAGCTGTTACCCCTATCCCTATTTTAGAAGGTATGCAGCTAACAGCAAAGGGAGCAAAACTTCCGGGAATTATAGATGATGCTATTATAAAACCAGTTATATCTGGGGTTAAATCAATTAAATCTTTTATTAAACCTAAATTTGAATCTACTATAAAATGGAAGGACTTTAATAAAGCGATTCCAGAAAATAAAGAATTATTAGATGAGTACCATTTAATAGAGCAAACCGCAAAAGAAAACGGAACTTGGATGAAAAATGTTGATGGTTCTGATTTTGTAGGGTCTCCCGAACAATTTGTACAAGCAAATAGT